GTAATAGTTCTCCAGAAATACTAAAGAGTTGAGTATTCTCTGGAGTCTGAGCTGAATAAGCTTCTAGAGCTACTCCAGAAATACTAAAGAGTTGAGTATTCTCTGGAGTCTGAGCTGAATAAGCTTCTAGAGCTGTTCCAGAGAATGTTAGAGTACCTAAGCCAACATAGGAATCTACATCTTTTTCTACAGCTACTCCAGAGAATGTTAGAGTACCTAAGCCAACATAAGATTCTGTATTCTTCTCTACAGCTACTCCAGAGAAAGTATAAAGAACAAAGTCTTCTGGAGTCTGAGCTGAATAAGCCTCTAGAGCTGTTCCAGAAATAGTAAAGAGTTGAGTATTCTCTGGAATCTGAGCTGAATAAGCTTCTAGAGCTACTCCAGAAATACTAAAGAGTTGAGTATTCTCTGGAGTCTGAGCTGAATAAGCTTCTAGAGCTGTTCCGGAGAGTGTTAGATTACCTAAGCCAACATAGGAATCTACATCTTTTTCTATAGCTATTCCAGAGAATGTTAGAGTACCTAAGCCAACATAGGAATCTACATCTTTTTCTATAGCTACTCCAGAGAATGTTAGAGTACCTAAGCCAACATAAGATTCTGTATTCTTCTCTACAGCTACTCCAGAGAAAGTATAAAGAACAAAGTCTTCTGGAGTCTGAGCTGAATAAGCCTCTAGAGCAGTTCCAGAGAACGTATAAAGAACTAAATCTTCTGGAGTCTGAGCTGAATAAGCCTCTAGAGCAGTTCCAGAGATTTGAATTCCTGTGGTTCCAATACCAATATTCTTTTCAATACCATAATGTGGAGTGTAATCAATGTTTGGATGTAATAGTTCTCCAGAAATTTGAATTCCGGTAGTTCCAATACCAATATTCTTTTCAATACCATAATGTGGAGTGTAATCTACAAATGGGTGTATGATAGAAGTATTGGTAATTGTAAATAATCCAGAAGTAACGAAATCTTGATATACGGCTATTTCTTGGCAAGAAGCAATTCCAGAAATAGAATATAAAGCAGTATCACCAATATATCCCTTTCTAGTAAAGCTCCAAGATTTACCTACACCAGGACCTCCAGGATAAGCTTCTGTATCTTGTGGACTAAATCCATTTACAACATTAATCTGTCCAAATGGATATACAAGTTCACCAATAAGAGATGGAACTACAGCACTTACTTCACCAAAATCAAGTGTTAATCCAGTTGGCGATAGATATACATTACCATAATCAGCGGGTTGCTCAGTTGGATTGTGAATTATTAATCCATAATCCAAAGCACCTTCAATAATAGAACTTTCATTATAATCATAAGTAACACTTTCAACTAACTGACCAAATTCAAATAGTGTACCAATACCAACATAAGATTCTGTATTCTTCTCTACAGCTAATCCAGAAATACTAAAGAGTTGAGTATTCTCTGGTGGGTTAGCTGAATAAGACTCTATAGCTACTCCAGAGAATGTGTAAAGAACAAAGTCTTCCGGTGTCTGAGCTGAATAAGCCTCTAAAGCAGTTCCAGAGAACGTTGCGGTTCCAACTCCTACATAAGATTCAGTTTCAGACTCTACAGCTACTCCAGAAATACTGAAGAGTTGGGTGTTTGGTGGATATGAATCTACATCAATCTCTAGAGCAGTTCCAGAGAGTGTTAAGGTCCCAACTCCTACATAAGATTCAGTTTCAGACTCTACAGCTACTCCAGAAATACTAAAGAGTTGAGTATCTTCTGGCGTTTGTGCAGAGAATGCCTCTAGAGAAGTTCCAGAGAATGTTAAGGTCCCAACTCCTACATAAGATTCAGTTTCAGACTCTAATGCAGAAGTTGATAAAATGATAGATCCAGAAACAACTTCTGAATAAGAAGCTCTTACTATCGCAGTGCCATCAATATAAAGTCTATAATTTGCAGAACATATCGCTGATCCACTTAGAGACATCCCCCCAAATGGATATACGACTGGTGTTACTGAATCAACAATAAAAGCATAATCGCCAATTTGTGGATTTGGTGTTTCTGATACTTGACCATAATCTCCTGGAAGTTCATCAGAAAGATCTATGATACTACCGTAATCAACAAATCCGGCTTCTATTGAAAACTCATTATAGTCATAAGTAATACTTTCTTCAGCAGTATCTAAACTGAAAAGAGTGCCAGATCCCGTATAATTGGCTGTTACAAAACTTTCTTCTGCGCTTCCAAATATCTGTATATTTCCTGAACCAACATAAGATTCTGTATCATTCTCTATAGCTACTCCAGAAATACTGAAGAGTTGAGTATTCTCTGGAATTTGAGCAATGAACTGTAAGCCTGTATAGTTACCAGTAATTGTGTAGAGAGTAGTATCTCCTACAGGACTTATCGTAATGGACTCTAGAGCCGTCTCGGCGACGGTTGTATCTAGTCGGAGAGTACCAGAGGATAGATATGCGTTTACTGTCCTTTCTAGACCGTTTCCAATCTCAAATACAGTACCATTTCCAACCCAAGTAAATACTATATTTTCAGTTATAGTTTGAGTTGTGAATTCGAACAGTATACCGGAAGAAGTATAATTATAACTTGCAGATAGTTGTGAAGTATTTAACGTACCTATACTACCATAAGCAATTAGTGATTCACTAATGGTAATACTATACCAGTCATCTTCTGTAAAATTAAAAGTTGGATTTGCATCACTTACTGCACCAATATCTTCAGAAGATGCTGATACAGTAGAAATTGATCCATAATCTTCGGTAGAATATGGATTATTTACTTCTGGATTATCTAGACTATAGACATAAACTGTCATGCAAGTCGCCCAACAACTTTTTTAAAATTAAAAAAAAATAGGGGATCGCCATAAAAAAAGCAATCCCCAACCAATAACTTATTGTATTGTTTATGATAAAAAATCAGTCAAGAGCAACATTCAATGTGATCTTGATTTGGTCACCGTTATTTTGAATGGTGTATGGACCATTTGTAAATCTTTCTGCATACATTACAGAACTATAAAGAGTTGCGGTACTTAAACCAGCACTTGAATTTGGTGTTGCTGTCAAAGCGGGAGTAGTGTGAAACTCGTTTGCATTAGGAACAGAGAATACTGTATAAACATTAGATGTTAATGTAGTATTACCAGTTCCGGCAGCAATGTAAAGTACATCTCCAGCAACTAGTTGGTGATTGGTTACTGCAATTTTACCAAAACTGAAGGTAACACTTGAATCAGTAGCAACTTGAATATTATCGATAAGAACTTTATCTAAATAAACTACATTTAATGCTCTGTCAATACCTATAACTATAGTTCCTGTTTGAATTCCTGCGTTTCCACCAACAACCATTCCCAAAGTTAAATCGTCTACGCTTTGATCTGGATCAATTGTGATATAAGAGTTGCCAATAACACCAATTACTGGATCAGTATTGTCACCCTTGGTAACTGTAGTACCGATACCAACCGAGGCATAGTGAACAACTCCTTGTACAGCAACAGGCATGTTGTTTGCACGAGTTACATAGTAACCATAAACATCACCAGCATCTCCAGTGAATGTAAAAGTTTGTTCTGGATATGTTGCAGTTGTACCAGAACCTACTTGATTAATTCTCCAACGAGAACCATTGAGAAGAATACCAGTCTGAGATGTATATGTCTGATCTCCTCTATTGTTTACACAATATGGATACCCTGTGGTAGGAGCAAATCCATAAGCATTGGTATTTCCAATTCCATATGGTTCATAATATTTGGAATCAGAAGGAACATCCGACTCAGCTGGAGTGGTGTTACTTGTAAAAAGTTTTAAAACTAAGTTTCGTGGAGACTGATGAGAAAGGTTTGCAGTATGGTTGTTGTTTGCAACCAAGTATCTGAGTGACTCAAGTTCTCCAATATTTGGAACTAATAGTGCCATTTAAACAACTCCCCTACAGGTTATGAATTTTAATAACTATCTTTATTTATAATTTTAATTTTAAAGAGATTAGAAATCTGGTAATATTATTTACAGCAATAACGTCAAAAGTGAGAATATCTCCAGCTGTTATTGTTTTTGTCCATCCGGTTAAATCATCATCACGAACTTTTCTTGCATTGGACATTTGTGGATATACCCCACCAACAATTGAGGTAAAAGTGGGAAATGTTGAATAACTTGACTTTTTAATGTCCAGTGTTAAATTGCCTTGTTGGTCTGATAATATCACTAAAGATTCTAAAACCCCTGTTACATCAACAGTTAATGATCCTTTATTTCCTGTTATCATTGCAATAGATCCACTATCAATTATATAATTAATCGTTCTAGTTAAATCTGCAGTTGCGGCTAAAGCGACAATAGTGCAATCTTGACCATTTGTTGGTGCAGTTGTAAATATTATATTATTTGTGGATAAAGTATAATCTTTCCCTGGTTGTAAAATAGATCCATCAAGCATTACCAAAAGTTGTTGGTCATTAATAGGAACATAAGAAGTCGCATTTTCAGTAAGAACAAATGTTGAAATTGATCCGTTAAATTGTGAACTTATGTCATCTAAGATAATGTTACCATATTGAATTGATTTAGTAGGAATTTCATAATCAACACCAATTCTATATGCACCTGGTTCATTTAATGTTACTAAGTAATCTGTCATTAGGAGACTCCTGGAGTTACTAAAACATTTCCTTGGACAGCTCGGGTTCTATAAGAATTTGGAGATATCAAGATAACATCATAAACATAACGACCACCTTCAATGGAATCGGTTGCAGTAAACCCCATGGAGACAACAATTTTTCCATTAATTCTATCTGGAAAACTTAAAGTTAGTGGATATGAAGTTGAAGATGTTGGATGTTTCCTGATAGAGGAAATACCAGTATATCCTGTTAAGTTTAATGGTGCGTTGTTGGTATTCCTGATTGTAAAGGTGGCTTGAAAGTCAACCCCTTGTTCAAGAACTAAGTTTACATTCCTTGCCGCCATTATGGGAATCCATTTTTAAATATTTATGATTCAGAATCCAATTTTGATAGAATCAATTTCATCATATTTTTTAATTCATCCACATCATTTTTTAAATTCCCAAGTTGTTCAATTTTATCATTCATAGTATTAAATTGTTCAATTTCTTTTAATTTTCTTTCTTTAGTCTGCAGATATGCAGAAAACTCGTTTCCAGAACAATTTAAAATTGCTCCTGACTTAGAATCACGAAATAATCCACTATTTCCTTCTACTGGTATTAATTCCATATTATATTGATGCTATTGCTCTCAAATCTCTTATTAAAGGAACAAAAGAAGAATTAGTTCCAGACATCAGAATTTTTATTTGGAATCCTTTAAATTGCGGTAAGAATGAAGCTGTAAACTCATAGGATCTGAAATCTTCTTCTGAAGAAGCGGACAATACTTTTTTGTCTGGTAATCCATTATTATCTTTTGCATTTTTAACTTGTCCATTATCATCCAAATTATTATACCCAGGGAAAAGTTCCCAAAGTGGTGCTGAATTTGAATCACCTCTAAACAATCTATAACAAACTCTGATGTCACTACTTGAATGTCTAAGTGCATCAAAATACACCTTTAAATTATCTGCTGCCTTTTCAAGACGAACAATTTTACTTAAGTAAGTAGCAGCAGTTGGATCATCAGTTAGAGAATTAACTCTGCCATCAGTTGCGTAATTTTTAACTTTTGAATTGATTCTATTTGCAATAGTAATTACATTCGTTCTATCCAAATCTATCATTGGAGACACTTTAGTATCTTCACTAGTTAATTCTAATTCTATTGTAAAAGACTTATTTCCAGGAAAATCTTGTAAATATGTATTTTCATTGATTTGTGATGCTACCAATCTTGGACTGGAGAGTTCATTAGTTTTTACTAAAGAAATATCTTCAAACCCCTGATCGACAAAAGAAATTAAGTTACTGTCGGGAGTTGACGCAGAGAATGTTCGTGCTTTCGCCGTAATGTTAGTTTTCTCAGGTAACATTATTTGGAAATTAGTTAAAAATGAATTAAAAGGTATATTTTGTGTTGCTTTTGGCCCTTTTGGAGATCCCATTAAAGGAACAATATCATAAGATCCGCAAGATTTATCTGCCTTGAAGAATAATTCTGGGAACCCGTTTGCGTTTCCTGTTGTTCTATCTGTTCCTCCAGTATTCATACCAACCTTAATATAATAGAAATCCAAATCATTTGGATAAATTGTTTGATTTGCAGCTGATAAATTATGAGTTTTATTGATCCTTCTCAAAGAAACTCCATTAAGCTCATACTTGTAAACAGAATTACCGCTAGAGTAAGATCCAGCAATTGTTCCGTCTACTTTTCTAGATATACCAGTTAGAGAATTAGTAGAAGTTACAACTCCAGTATATTTAATAACTTCAGAATCAATCAAAATATATCCAGGGTTCAAAGAAGATACCGGAATATTTTCAAAACTAGTAAAGATTCCAACAGAATTGACTATAATTGAATCAGTTGAAGATGCAGTATATGAGGAATTCAATGTTTGCGGTTTCAGATCTGATTCTAATCCAGAAAGAACAACCCTATCATTCGTAGCATACATTCCATGGTTATAATGACTTACTTTAAAATGAAGTCCATCTGAGATAGTTTTGATATACGTAACATTGGCATTTGATAAAGAGACTGTTCCAGCAGTGCCAACATAGAATAAGATATCAGTTGAGTTTTGTTGTGGAGTTCCTTGAACTCTGTCAATAAGTAAAGAATTGAATGCAGAGATTACCCCAATATTATTTGGTATAGAAAGAATCAGGTTGTTGCCCAAATTATCAGTTTGGCTATAATCAACTTCTAAAGCATCTCCATAAACATATCCAGTGCCACCAACAGATACGGTAGCTGCAATTGCAACTCCACCTTGTACACTCAGATTGACTTTTGCGCCGACACCGCTGCCAGTTAACGCTATTACGTTCACATTTGAATAAGTTTTAAATCCAGTCGTAAATGCAGATCCAGGAGAAGTTACTGATAACGTGCTGCCAATACCAATTGATCCGACGACACTTTTCAAATTACCCCTGAAGTTTCCGTTATTGTTTTGAAGTATTGTAACTCCACTAGTAAGATCAGTAACTTCAGAAGTAGTTAAACTCTTTCCAAGTCCAACTATTAATGATCTGGAAATACAATCAAGTGGATTTGGCTTTAATGTAACTATCTGTCTGTTACCAACATCTAAATCTGGATTATAGAATCTAACAGTAGAAGATCCCTTATAAAAATCTGCTCTATATATTGTTAATTTAAGGTCTTCAAGTTGACTTGGATCCCATGTGGCACCATTTTGAGATTTAAACAAAGATCCTAATAAAGGTTGTTGTGATACAATAATTTTTTCAGACTCTACTTTATTTACAGTAGTTACATCTTCTTCACCCATTCTAGAAATAAAGACGTTATATTCGTCAGACGCCGAAAGAAGAACTACTGCATATGACTTACCAGTTTCACAATAAACTGGTGAAGGAAAAGTAAATGTAGTAGCAACAGATCCCGAATCAGAGGTTTTAACATCAACTGGATCTAAGATTATTTCGCCAAAAGGCAAAATTTCTGTAGTGGGCAAACCAGTTTGCATAGTTCTGATTTGTGCTGTAATTGGTAATCCTTTAGTATCTTTTGTCTTAAAGAAGACATCAACTTTGGTTATAAAAATTCCAGTTTCGTCAGGAACTTCAAAAGATTGTGCAAGTGGATCCACCCAACGCTGTTGTGTAATACTTCTATTCTTAAATGAAGTACTAGCAACAGTTTCCGTTTTTTCAGAAGTTAAAGTTCTTTCATCAGTTTTAGCAATTTGTTCAACTTTTGCATTTCTAATTCTTAAAGTTGTTTCTTCTGTATTATTAAGGGTTCCGGAAGAAACAAAATTAGTTGATGCAGTGCTGTCTGTAGCTCCGGATATTGTAGTGTTAATAGAACTAGTTGTAAGTGTAAATGTTTTTGTTCCGGTTTCAAAAGAAGGTGCTGAAGGTAATGTTGCGTTAGGAATAAACAATGATCCTATTAATGTTCCGGCAGAATCAGTTACTAATCTGACTTTTGTTACCTTTGCAATCGCACCACTTGTCTCACCTTTTAATTGCATATCGCTAATAATAAAACCATAATATCCAGCCGAGGATTGCAGTTCTAAAGATGCAGTGTCTAAATTCAATATTGTTGACGTGCTAGAATATGAAGAAGGTATTGATTCAGTAGGTATATAAGGATTTTCAGTATATACCTGGGTAGGACTGTTGTAGGGTCCATATTTATGATTTGGTTTTGCCAATCTAGCTCTTACAGCAGTAGTTCCAGAAGTTCCTTGTATTGCTTCTCCAACAGCAAATGTACCACTAACCATCTGCACTTCAACTAATTTTGGTGTTGCGTATTTATTCATATCAACATTATCAAAAAATGCATACATCTGAGTTTTTGGTTTCAGTCTTTTTGCAATAAACTCAACATTCCTTGATCTCATAGTATGAATAACTTCAGTAGACACTACCTTAGTTCCCAAATTCACATAATCAAATTGTTCGCTTACTTTATATTGAATTCCCTGCCTAGATTGTTTAGTAGTTGTTAAAGTAGTTACATTAGCAAAATCAGTATATTGATCTTGATAATCAATCTTTGTCCATTCTGGAATACCTCTACCTTTTTGATATCCGCCTCTCCAACTAGTTCTACCAGTTTCTTTAGTTCCAATATAAATGGAACCCATATTTTTTCTACCTGTTTCTACGGTTCCAGTCCAAGTAGTTTCCCAAGCTCCCCACGTAATAGGTGATAATCCAGTGTTTGTATCAACCCCTAATTGTTGAATAGTTGTATTATAGGTTCCTTCCTGGTCAACTGTTTTTTTGGTTCCCTTTGTTTCAATCCAAGTATCAGTAGCAGGATTTAATTCAATTGCACCAATCCAATTAACAACATTAAAAGGATTTACGTTTACAATTCTAGTTGCAAACTTATTTTGCAACCATTGTTTATCTGTATATTTTAAACAGACTACATCTCCAACTTTTACTGTATTTGGATTTCCCAAGTCTTTAACAAATCTCAAATCTGCATCTGGGTTAGATGTATTTGCTGCGCCAACTACAGCTTCAGATCCAAGTAAAAGGTCAATCGAAGTTGTGTAGTGTTGTGGTCTCAAATGTCCTTCTAGGGTATCAATACTGCATTTATGATTTGGATTTCCTAAAGAACCTGCAAAATCTGATTTAAAATTATCAACAAAGAATCCGGTCTTAAATCTATCTAATCCGGTTTGACCATCCTTTAAAGTTAAATTTTTAGTGTCACTCTCTAATAAAGATAACGAAGTGTAGTATTCTACATTTTTCAGCCTATCCTCAAGTCTTGCAATGTCTTGCATTCTATAACGTTTATGCGTAGATAATTGAACTTTTACATCGTTAGAATTGTAAACATATGGAGGCATTAAAATTGTAGCCACTTCTAATGCTGTTTCAATATCTTTAGGATTTTGTGGCTTTAATGATGGCACACCACTACTTACAAAAAATTCTCCAAATTTATTTAAATATAGTTTATCGATTCTTCCCAGATAATAATCATAAGAAACTATGATATTTTTATCCTTTGCTATATTAAATTGGCTTGAGTTTGTTGATGCTGAGTATGTTCTTGCCGCATATTCAAATGGAGAATAAATATTGGTTGCTTGATCATATGGTGAAACTCTGGGCCTTACATCAATAATATCATTTGCTCTGTAGGTATCAATATAAGGCAAATCATTAGAAAATCTTTCTTTATCATACGAAGTTACTGTTACAAAATCACCAGTATCTGCTGGATCAATTACGTAGTTATGATATATAATTTTTAATTTTTTAGTTGGGGCTATGATTCCCTCTTTTCTAGTGATATATGCATAATTTGCAATTTCACGTTCTTGTCCATAATCAATAATAAAGTCATTGATTATATTTCTATCTCCCTCAATAAATTTGACAACATTAGCGGTTAAATTTGATTCAACAAAAATAATTTTTTCATCTGCAACAAAAGAATTTTCATTGACATAAACGATTTCGATGGTATTTGATCCATTATTTTCAACTAATACAGCCATAGCTTGACTAGATTCACCATATATCATTTCTCCTCGTTTAGAATTGAGAATATTACCATTCAAATTAGATAATTCTAATTTTGGAAGGTCCGCTTGATTTGAATCTGAAGATTCAAATATACCCATAACAAAACTAACATCTGCAACTTGTAATGAAATATTTTTATCTTGGACTCTAGTTCCATAAATTGAACTATAAGTTAATCCATCGGCCAAAGTTGTACTTGTTATTCCGGATGATGAATTTGCTGATCTAGTAATATTTAAAACTGTTGATCTATTATAGAATTTTTTTCTTGATTTTAAACCTGTTTTTTTCAAAGTTGCAGTTAATGTTGCTGGCCCATTTGCAGTTAATTGAACTAGGTTTATAGTTCTTCCAGCACTAATTGAAAATTTAGAACTAGTTAATGGTTCATTAGTTCCATTAGAATAAACTAAAGTATAGTCTTCCTCATCAAATGGAACTAATGTAACATCTGTTCCAGATTCTAAAGTAGCAGTAAGTGCATTTGAAGATACCGTTACGTCATAAGATTTTCTAAATATAATTTCACCACTTGTTAAATCAACCGACGCAATATCCGTATTTTCGTATTCAGTAAATAAAAATGATTCTTTAGTATTAGTTAATACTGGGATAACCTTAAATACATCTGTAGAAGTTATAGAAGAAATTGATAGAGTTCCATCACAAACTCCACTAACTGAAGTTGTGGGTTTAACAATTATTCTTTTGCCAGCAGTATTAACTTCAGAAACTATATTGTATGTTGGAACTGTTTGACCGGATTTAGTATAAGAGATAATATCTCCGGTTTTGATACCTATTCCAAAAATAGAAGTAGAAGCTGAAATCGTACTAATTCCAGATGAGGCAGTAGAAATACTAAAAGTTGTTCCCTGCGGGGATAAAAGTAATGGTTGACTTAATAACAAATCTCCAGTAAAAGAAGTTCCATCAAGACTTACAACTTGTCTAACATCTGATAATGAATAATCTCGTATATTAGTTACAGTTCTTGAAATTTCTACTTCATTAACCAATAATGATTCATCTTGTAAAAAAGTTCCAGATACTTGATATAAAATAAGTTGATCGGTATTTGTTGCTACTTTAGCTAAATATCCAGAAGCAGAACTATTTTTACCTTCAATGAACGCAGGAAGATTTAGAGTAATTGTAGAATTGATAGTTAAATAGGTATAAGTTTGGACATCATATACCGATCCTTCAAAAATAGTCGTAGCATTTGAGTATTGTGTATTTTTTAACTTCAAATCATAAACCCTTGCAATTCCAACTTCAATTCCAGACGCAGTTCCGGGTGTAGATGTTCGTTGAGAATATAGTTTAACTTGACTAGTCGCTCCAAATCCAACTTTTACTCCACCAAAAACATTATTAATCTCAAGTTGATTCCCTAAACTAAAAGGTAAAGTGATATTTTTAACTGATGCTGTGGTTCTTGGTTTTGCTAAATCAAAATTAATAGTATTTAAAGTTTCTACTTCATAGCCTCTGACATATGCTTTTCCTGGAGATATTTGAAGGGTTAATAAGTCATCTGACGGAGTGTTTCCTTGTTTAGTTAGTTGATTATATTGGAAAACTCCATTATTACCTATTTTATTATTTAAAGATTCTTTAGCTATAACCGAATATGGTTTTACATAATAATCACCGGATTCATCATATGTTCTTCTAGCTAATTCATCCGTTATAAGATTTGGATCTTCTTTTTTTGTAAATTTTTTTAAGATGCCGTTTTCAACTCGCATCAATTCAACAAAATTTTCATCATTAAAATCATCTAAAGATTTTTTACCCAATGTTGCTGTAATTTTTAATCTATCCGCTCCTGGGGCTGCAAAATTTGAAAATCCCCTAGCATTGTCATAAAGATCTGGATTTGATTGAGACGCTACAGAAAGTTCTTCTAAAATATTTAAACCAATTCGATACGAAGGTAAATTTGAGTATTGATCAAGAATTACTGTTTGTGCATAAACATCAATAAAAAAACCTCTAATAAAATAAACACCTTGATCAATTTTTGCAGCCGAACCAGTTTCTACCGATCCGGTTACTATTGATGTTGCAAATGATGAGTTTTCAAGTATAACTGCCGTCGTATAGTCAATATTTTCTAAAGAAATTAAATTTTCTCCATCAACAAATGTGTTTGATGAAAAATTAGTATCACTTGAACTTTGATATTTTATATAAAGAGTATAATTATCATTTTCAGATTGAGTATTTGTAATATAACTTTCTACTTTCGCAATTACCCCACTAGTTTCTCCTTTTATTAATTTTCCAACTAACTTGTCGATATAAAAAGAAACTGAAATTCCTAAGTGAGTTGGATCTATTTGGACACAAGAATATTCGGGATCATACGCAATACTCCCAGGTATGACTACAGACCCTTCTTTAAAAAAATGTTTGCCAAATTTTTCAATTTGATTTTGCAGTATTGATTGTGACGTTGTTAATTCTCTGGCCTGTATTGGAGTTCCGGGTTTGAATAATACTCTTTGATAACCCTTAGTTACATCAAAATCATCAAAGTATGGCGATGCATTTAAATTAGTATTTTGTGCCATGTTAAGTTAAAACTCCAGTATGACTTTAATATCTTCTTTTTGGCTAGAAGATCTGGGAATTGGCTGCCTATTATCTATGTAGATAATTTCACCAGACTTTTTATTATATTCTGCAGAGGATATACCCGAAACAAAATCAAGACCTAACTGATATATTCTATTATTTATTGTGGTCGTTATACCGTTAAAATTGGTATTGATTGATAAAGCTGGTCCAATAATTGAAGATCCGTTTATTGTAACTCCATAACCAATGTCTGGATTTGATGTGAAAGGAATTATTCTAAATGCAGTTTCACTTGAAGCTAGTCCCGTTGATTGATAGTATTTAAGAACCCCTGTTATTGGATCCCATGATGCAACAAATCCTATTGCAGTTGACCCAAATCCAACTGTTTGAGTAATTTTTGAATCTATTGCATAAGTTGTGTTAGTAGTAATTCCAGATAATTTTAAAGCCTGCAATCCACTTACTAGAGAAGTATTTAATACTTGGACATTACTGCCAACAACGGTTGGATTTTTTATCACTCCTACTCTAGCGAAATCGTTTCCAAGAATAATATCCGGATTACTGTCTAATGTTTCAAATCTAGAATATAACAAAACACGATATGCACCCAGTTCTCTGTATATATCATATCCATGTCCACCTTTCGGGGGGATAATTACTTGAAAAGTTGCTACAGAAGTTGTACCAATTCCAGTATTACTTAACTGACCTAATGGGCCATTAATATTTGATTCTGGAGCTCCTGGATAAAATTGAATGGTGCCATATGTATAGTCTTTCCCACCTTCAG